TTATGTTAACTCTAACACAACTGCCGAAACTTCAATCACTACTTCTAACGTAATCACTATCTTCGACAACCACTGGTTGTCTGTACCTGCTGCTATGAAGCGCAAAGAAGATTTGATCACAGTTTGCGGTGATGACACTTTTGATAAGTTGGTTATCAAAGTGAAAGATTCTAACTTCTTCCACTACTCTGCTTCTGCTGCTGACATCGCTGCTCGTCGTATCACTTTACCGGGCACTAACATGGTGATCCAAGCTGTACCGGGATTAAACAGCGACAACACTGGTTTGAGCGGCATGCCTGCATTGTTTAAGAACCGTATCTTCACTTTCTACAAGTCAAACCTTATCATCGCTACTGACCAAGAATCTGACAGCACCGATTGGATGACTTGGTATGAGAAGAAGGATGACAAGTTGTATGCACGTGTTCGCATGAAGTTTACAACTGGTGTGTTCTTCCCTCAACACGTAGTATCTTTCAAGACTGCATAATTTATAACCTGAATGGTGGTAGCCCCGTAAGGCTACCGCCTTTCTTAATAATATAACAAATGGCTTGTAACATTAATCAATCTTTTGTCTTGGACTGCCGCGATAACGTAGGTGGCATCAAGGAAGTAAAGATCAAAACATATTCGAGTGCCTTAGTAGGCATTGCGGTTACATCAGGTCAAGCCACATTAAGCGGTCAAGGCTTGACGGGTTGGTATAAGTTGGAATGCGAAGAGGCTACGGCTACAGCATCTGACAATGGTACTACATCACGCGAGAATGGCACTACCATGTATGCTCCTACAGTTAACTACGTGTACAACGGAAAAACAGCTGCATTCTTGAATGAATTGCAGAAATATCACGGTGGCACATTTGAAGTTGCTGTTAAGTATAACAACGGTGCTATCCGCTTATTTGGTTACGAAAACGGTTTGTTCTGCAGCGCATCTGTTGATGAATCAGGAACAACTTACGGTGATCGTAACGGCTACACTGTTACCTTTACAGGCATGGAAAAGGTGAAAGCACCGCACATCACTAATAACTGGGACGTTTTAGTTTCCGCATAAATTCTGCTCGGGGTTTTGGTTTGCCCCTTGTTTTGGTTTGCCCCGTGAAAGCTCTTCACGGGGTTTTTTTATTATTATTAAACGAAACACGATTACGTAATTTTATTAGTATGATTCAGGTTACCAAAGGCATCAGTCAGACATTGGTATTTACACTAAAGGAAAAGACTACATTAACAAGTCCTTACTATTTGTTTTACTGCGTTGGTCAGGGCAAGAACAACGTAGTAACGTGGATTGCACAACCTACGTCAAGTGATGATCGTAAAGATCAATTCACTTTTATCGAAGGCACAACGGCATCGTTGAGTGAGCAGATATACAACTACTTCGTGTACGAACAGACAAGCGCGGTGAATACAAATCCAAGACTTGCGACATCATTAGTAGAGCGCGGACAGATGAAGGTTAACGACGTGAACGAACAGGAATACCAGTTGCCTAATAGCACAACACAATATCACTTCTAATGGAGGAAAATAAAAACATAGTTCCCGTAATTAAATGGAATGCTTTTAATAACAGAAAGCGTCCAGAATTCGTGGAAATTAAAAATACGGACATTATTAAAAGCGGTGAGAAAAACGACTTTCCGTATTATTTGACTGACTTGTATCGACGTAGCGCATTGCATTCGGCTATTATCAATGCTAAGGTGAATTACATCGCTGGTCGTGGTTGGACTTTCGAGCGTAGTGCATACATGAGTGTCGCACAACGTTCTTTGGCTGAAAATCTAATTAAGCAGCCATTTGCGGACATGGATTTAACGGAATCTACGTTAAGATGGACGCGCGACTTTGAAATTCACAATATGTTTGCGGTGTTGGTTAAGTGGAGCAAGAATAAGCGCACGGCTACATTAGAACACATCGACGTTGCTAACCTGCGCACGAATGAAGATACTACCGAGTTTTATTATACTCGTAAGTGGTACGTGATGAAAAACGGTAAACGTGTAGAGAATAAAAACTTTGCAGAAGAGAAAGATTACAAAGTTTATCCAGCGTATGATCCTAACGATCGTAATGGTGATCAGATATTTTTCTATTCAGTTTTTCATCCTGATCAGTACGTGTATTCGTTACCTGTTTATTACGGTGGTGTAACATGGATTGAGAATCACATTGCCTACTCTGATTTTCAATACCAAAACATCACCGCGTCATTCTCACCAATGATGCAGGTTAAGATTTATGGCAATATCCCTGACGAACAAAAGCAGGACGAAATTACGGACGGCATTACTAAGAACTTTACAAGTCCGGAAGGTAAGCGAATGATCGTAGGCTTTTATCAAAGCCGTGATAGCTCAACGGACGTGGAGGCTATTAATGTACCTGATCAGTCAACGCTTTACAAAGAGGTTGCAGAACAGTCAGAGTTGAATATATGTTCCGCGCATGAATTTCCAAAGTTGTTATTAGGTATTACTACTGCAGGTGCGTTAGGGCAGCGTAATGAGTTGGTTGTGATGGAAGAGTCTTTCTACAATCGTTACGTGGTTAGCCGTCAGCGTTGCATTGAGTATGTGTTCAACACGATCGCACATGATTTAGGATTACCTATTAACTTGAAGTTACAGCGCGTTAAGTCAGTTGATTGGATGCCGAGCGATACAGCTATTGAGAATGCTTTAGGTGTTGATGGATTGCGTAAGTACGTGTTATCACGCTTGGGTATGGAGAATTCGCAATACATGAAGTATAGCAACGTTAGGCCCGATGCTAATTTGCAGTTGTTCACGAAGTACGGTGTTGATGCGGCCAAATATGATGTTGTAAAGTTCCGCGATTTGGAAACCGAGAATGCGGACGAAGTAGAGGTAAGCGAATCGGAGTTTATGACATTCGCAAAGGCTGAAGTAAAGTCATTAGATCGTGTTGTGTTGGACTTATTAAATAAAGATGCCTTCATGCCATCAGAGGAAATTGCAAAGGTGGCAAAGGTTTCTATTGGTGATGTAAAGGACACGATTGACCGTTTGCGTGAAGCAGGGCGCATAAAATACAGCCCGGAAAAGATCGCAGGTGATAAAGTCGGAGCGTATGAGTTGACCGAGAAAGGTTTGCAGACGTTGGAAGAAAATCCTGCAAAGACCGAATCACTTAAGGTGATGTACCGTTATGAATTAGGAGCAAACGCACCTAAGTTAGTGGCAGGTGGTAAATCGCGTCCGTTTTGTGTTGAGTTGATGGATATGAAGCGACTTTATAGCCGTGAAGATATAAACGCGATGAGCGTAGAGGAAGGGCGCAATGTGTGGTCATTACGCGGTGGTTGGTACACGAATCCAAATACAGGTGTAGCGCGTCCGCAATGCAGACACACGTGGCAGCAAGTAATCGTTAAAGAAAGACAGTAAGATGAGTACTATAAATAAACCGTTAATGCTTAAGCCTAATGACGAAGGCTTATTGGCATACGTTGAATCAACATACGACCAGAATCAGTTATGCGAGATTATTTGGGACACGCAACGTCAACACATTAGACCTATTTTAGGTAGTGCGTTGTACGATGAGATTTTGTCGCAGATACAAAATAACAACTTGACGCAATTAAACACAACGTTGCTGAATTTATACATTAACCCGGTAATGAAGTTCTACGTGTTAGCGAATGGGTTGTATGTGTTCAATTACAAAATCCGTCAAAAGGGAATGGTTACCATGAGTAGCGATAACTCAAATCCTGCGAGTATTTCGGAGTTGGATCGGATGTATAAGTACTTTGACGATAAAGGACAAACAGACGCGGATATGCTGATGCGTTACCTTGTCGAGAATGACGATAACTACCCACTATACAAAGATGCCGGAGATGGATTTGATACTATCCATCCGACAGGTCAACAGTACAATGTAGGTTTTTACATGGGTAGCTATCGCAACGGTTATAACCCATGTGGTACAGGAGATGAAAACACAATTGACTTCTAAAAATGCTAAGAAGATATTAAAGTTCTTAGCCGACAAACAGGATGACAAGTTACAGTCAAATAACAACGCTGAATCAACTGATCGCAAACGTTCAGGAGATAGCAACGCAGCACCGACAAATAAATGATTTTAAGTACGGTAATACTTGGGAGCATTATTCGTCAGGCACTACAAACACGCCAGAGTTATGGTGTAATGTAGAAAGCGCAACGCGTAACATTAACAGCACCATTTACACTATCCGCTTTTGGGTAGTTGACAATGTTATACGCGGTGAACTTGACGAATTAGAGCGTCATAGCGACCTTGTATTGATTGCTGAAGATATTATTGCGCAATTACGTAATCCTGCCTATAAATGGCTTGTGAGCCGTACGCAGTCGATTAATATCGATTTGCTTGTTGAGTATTCGCCTAAGAATTTTGCAGGTGCATCGTTTAGTATAGACGTCGAAATAAGTAAAGCGGATGAGCGTTGCAATATCCCGTTCATTGCGCCTCCTATTAGTGGTGGTGGTGGTAGTGGTGGCGGTGGCGGTGGCGATTGCGATGACGCAAACGTAAGAAACAGCGATGCAAGTTATACGCAAACGGTAGCAAGTGGTGGCACGTTAACATTACCGGACACAACGGTTAACGTGTACGTGAATAACGTGCTACAAAACACGGTTAGCATCGTAACATTAAAGAATGAAACAATCAACATAGTATGGCAGTAACGGTAAATATAGATAGTCAAATAGTCGTTAAGACGGCAGCGCAATGGGCAGCGGATAGTACTGTCTATTCATCGCAGCGTATATTGGTTACGTCTGATGTAACTTATACGAATTCAGATCAGCGTAAATTTAAGATAGCTGACGGTGTGCAAACGTGGTCTAATTTGGACTATATGCCAATCGCACAAACATTAGCGGAGGTATTGGCGAATGATAACGACACGAACAACTTAGACATAGTAAGTCCAAACGGCAAGTCTATTGCTACCATTCAAAATTCATTTATTCGTTTATTGCACGACGATGGCAATGATTCGGAGTTGTATCTACACGCTGCGGATGCTACGTTAAAAACAGCTACGGGTGGTTTCTACGTTAATGAAACAGCGTTAACCGATACTAAGTTTATTCAGATCAAAAGCGCGTCAACTACAATACAGCACGACACAACGGTAAGCGTTAACACGCCTAACGTTAACCTACCACAAGAAACGGCTTCGCGTATTGCTATTTTTGACGCGAGTAAAAACGTTAAGGCAGCAAATACAACTACCTATCCTGACCTTACCGAATTAAGTTACGTTAAGGGTGTTACATCAGCGATACAAACGCAATTAAACGGCAAACAAGCTACGCTTACAAATCCCGTAACAGGAACAGGTACGAATAACGAAATAGCAGCGTTCAATTCCACAGGTAGCACAATCACTTCGTTAACAACTGCTACTTACCCATCACTTACTGAATTGTCGTATGTTAAGGGTGTAACATCTGCTATTCAGACGCAGCTAAATGGTAAACAAGATGTGAATGGAGGCGTTACGGTTATTTATCGAGATTTTGCAACAAGCGCAGCATTAACAGGCACAACAGCAATAACGTTAATTAATAGCGCGTTAATTCCTGCAAATACAGTTGCAGTTAATGATGAGGTTGAAATAAAAGCAAGGGCGCAAAGAAACACAACAACAGGAACTGCAACGCATTACTTGTATTATAACACATCGGCATCGTTAAGCGGAGCAACGTTAATCGGTTCAGTAGCAGCAGCAGGTGGCTATTTTGCAACGGTTAGGGGATTTTTTGTAAAGTCATCTACCGATAGCGAAACATCAAACAGTGCGTTAGGTATAGCATCATCGGACGCGGCAACTGGGGGAGCGGCTACAACTGTTAGCAATTTCAATATTGATTGGACTTCCAATGTTTACATCATACAGGCATTTGCTAACGCAGCTGTTGGTAACAGCACAACATCAAATGGAATAATCATTAAAAGATCACGTCTGTAATTATGCAAATTCTAACAAAACAAGGCAACACAGTTACCTTTCGAGGTCAAGAATTGACGTATATTTCATGCGTTAAATTAGATGACAATATGATCCATGCAAACTTTGAAACGCAAACAATTCTATTTTTTGTAGATGATACGCAGTTAAATGGTATAGTTTATAGTAATAGTGATGAGCTAATCAACGCTTTGAACAAATAAAAAAGATACTTGGTATAGCTTAACACCGCATGAAATTCGTGAGAAAATTAGTTGAACATTTAACACATTTGCCTGAATTGGCAATCGTGTACTTTTCACCCGCAGCAGGTCAGATTCTTTGGGTGATCCTTGCGATACTTACCGATACAGCAACTGGCGTTTGGGCTGCAAAGAAAGCAGGTGAAAAGATAAGCAGTCGCAGGTTAGCGGACATTGCACCTAAGATGCTTGTGTACATATTAGGATTATTATTAGCACACGCTTCGGACGTTACTTTTGATTTACCAAACAAGTTCGGAATTTCCGCGCTATCCGTTGTATCTTTGGCTTTTGCAGGTATAGAATTAAAGTCGATTGATGAGAACTTTGAAAAGGCTACAGGACATGGAGTGTTCAAGAAAGTGATCAACGCGATAAAAAGAAAGTAAACCAAAACAAAAAAACATGGGCGAACTAAAACTGCAGGGAAGGATTGTGTTGGACTATATGCTTAAGAACCCTGATATGCCGGCATTAACGGCAGCAA